CCTTTTGTAGTGTCAATATCATCGTAAACATAATCTTCAACAGAACAAGGTAGTGTGTTTACTGTACCATCAAAAGAAAAGAAACCATTATTACCCATCCAATATGCAACACCATCAATTTCGATTGCTGCATTCTTACCAATCAATCCACAGTTTGTACCTACTTGTTCAAATCCAAATGTAAATGGTGCACCAACAAACTTCATTGCATACAATGCATTGTCAGTCCAAACTAGAATGTTTTCTTTTGCAACTAATGCACCCATAATTTTTGTACCGTCCTGTAATCTTTGTGTGCCCGCTGTGTTGGTGGCTTCAGGTGTATAATTATTTATATCCTCATCCACAGAAAATCTTATAAGCATATCATCTTGTGTAGTGGGTGTGCCTATTGTTACTTCTGTTCCAAAATGAATTAAGTGACGTGTTGTTGGTGAGATAAGTGTTACTCGAGTTGCAGTTGGATTATTAGTTGTTGCAAACCCAGAAGTAGATGTAGATGCTCTAGTTCCTGTAGGATTAGCAGCTCCTGCGTTCCAAGTAAATGTTTTACCATTTGCAATTGTTGCAACTAACACCTCACCAAAATTACTTAATGACCAAAGACCTGGCTCAAGAGTTACAGTTGATGCCTGCACGGCACTACCAAATCCTGTAAAGTCAGTTGCATTTTGCACCGTTGCATTTGTTGAGTGAGCTTGTCCGTTTGATGTACCAAATGTTGCTGTTCCATTTGTACCTCTAGTAATACCTAAAAATTGTGTAGAACTTTTTGATGTGTATGTAATTAATTCATTTGCTATTGCAATTATTCCTGCTGTAGGAAAACCAGTTGTTGAGTCCACAGTAACCGCGGTTCCCGATCCACCTGTACCTGCAGTGTCTGCGTTTAGTGATCCATCTAATTCTGTTTGTACAACACCAGTAATTGTTCCGCCATAATTTCCTATACCAAAACCATAACCATAAGATTGTGCAGCAGGACCTACCACCTCATAAGGAGTAATAGTTACAGATCCACCACTAGATGCTGAACCTGCAGTAGCAGCTTGAATAGTTAAAGTTGTAGAAGTTGGAACTGATAACACTTGAAAGTTTATGTCGTTGAAAGTCGCTGTAGTTACTCCTGTTGTGCCACCAGGTAAAGTTGTTGCGCTTAATCTTATTATGTCGCCAACATCAATTCCGTGATCTGTTGATGTTGTTAAAGTTACAGTTGTTGTTCCATTAAAAGTAAAAGTTGCACCTGTAATAGCAGTTGCAAGAGGTGTTATGTCAAATAACTGACCTTCAAAATATAAAAGTAAAAATTTATCTGTACCAAGAGCCACGTATCTATTGCCATCAGTATCAACAAAAGCGTGTTGTTTTCTTGCTACACCTACAATAGTATCTGTTAAAAGAGATTGCCAACCACCTACTTTTTCTGGTAAGCCATATCTAAATCTTACATTATCTGAGTCTACCCAACGGCCTTCGGCTCCAACTGAAGTGTCTTGTTTGTCAATTCCAGGAGCAAACTTAATTTTCGTAAGCATCTATTATTCCTACGATGTTTGGTTGTATACGTATTGCCAACCTTTGGTTGCGTTTGTAAATCTTAATTTAATCGATTGATTATTAGTAGCTAAATCTAGATTCGATGCAGCTCCTCTAATATTAGAACCATTTCTGTTTACAACTACTTTATTAGTGCCAAAACCTCCTGATGCTGATACATCCATAATACTAACCTCATCTCCTATTGTTGGTGATGCTGGTAATGTAATTGTAACTTGTGCTGCTTGTGTATCTATTAATAAATTATCTCCAGCCACCGCAGTGTATGCAGTAATAGAACTAGATGTAATTGCAAAGTTACCTTTTTGTAATATATCTAATCTTGCATCTGTACCATTTGAGTGAATTAACATTGTAGATCCAACAGGAACAGCTATGGGATTTGAAGATCCAGCTGTTTTAATACTTAATGTGTACTTATTAGCTGTTGTTCTATCTGTAGCATCTTGAATAACATACAATCTTGTTGCTGTGCCACCTGTTGTTGATGCAGGTATAATTAAACTAATATTAGCTGTCATTGTGCCAGTTAGTTTTAAATATGCATTTTTACCATTTGATGTTGCACCATCTGATAAAAGTAAAGTAACATCAGAGCCTGATGTCATAGCAACATCAATTACACCTGTTGATGATTGTTGTAATATTTGTAAATTAGTATTTGTTATCGTTCCCCATAAACCAGCTTTTTCACCAGTTGCTACTAGTTCTAATGCTAAATCTGTTGAAAATGTTGATGCCATATATTATCCGTACGGTTTAATTGGTGTCCAAACCATTGTTGCTCCTGGTACAATTTCGTTCCAAGTAATAATACCTACTTCGCCTGTTCTTAAAGTCATAGCGTTAGCAGGTGCTTCTATACTTGCAGTTCCAACAATAGTAACAGATCCAGATCTTATAATCAAGTTGTTTCCAGATGCTGTAACATCTGCGTTTGCAGTAACCGTAACGGTCCCCGTTCCAAGAGTAATTGGATTTTTAGATGCTTCAAGATTTGCTGTGCCAACTAACGTTACTGTTCCAACACCAAGTGTTAATGCATTTGGATCTATATTTTGTTGAACGGCGTCAGCTGCAACAGATACAGGTCCAATGCTTAAAGTTAAATTATTACCATTAATTGAAATAGTAACTTGATTGTCCGCCGCTACTTGCGATATGGGAAATTGTGATATTGCGTCAAATCCTAAATTCATAAATGTCCTTAAAAGGGAGCTGCGTGGTATGTGGTGGTGACACAGCCCCCATCTAAGAATTATATCATCGTTTAAACCAAGAAGGAAGACCTAAATGTGGACGTTTGTCGAACATATTATCCTTAGCTCCTGGTGTTTTACGATTGTTATAATGCAGAAAAACTTGTACGCATTCCTTGCCTTTGAATTTTTCTCTCCAATGTTCTAGCTCACAGCCAGAATAAACTAGCATATCTCCTTGTTTAAGATCTACTTTAATTCCTTTTTTACCAGTCTCTCCAGATGGCTCTAGGTATATTGGCCAATCATCACCAGCAAGATTCATAGTAGTAGATATCTCACAACTAAATCTATCTTTGTGTCTTTTTAATTCATCACCTTTTTTATATATTCTTGCGTAGGTATATGCAGGATATAATTTTAATCCTGTCGCTTTCTCCATACCTGGTTGACATTTAAGTAATAAAGTTTCCATAGCCATATTAGCGTATTGAGAATAAGTATTTGGAATCTGTTCATCTTTACCTTCGTAGTATCCAAGTATAGTTTCAAAAGGTGAAAAGTATCTTGATGCTTTACAAGTATCATAAACTTGTTTTTGCATACAAAAATAGTTTCTAATAAAAGCTGCTAGGTCTTCTGATATTGCTTTTCTAATAATTGTATATTTATTTTTTTTAAATGCCATCTTTAGCCATTCCTTTCGGTACCGCTTGTATATTCCAATGTATAAATCTAAATGGCTCAATACCGTGATCGATTGCATACTCGTGTTCCAAGTATCCTGGAAATATAATTAATGTTCCTGGTTTTACTTTTAAATGAAACTGTTCGTGACCAGGCCATACACCTTTCATATCTGGTTTCATTTTTAACTTTGTACATCTTGCACCCGTCTTTGGTTCGTGAAATATAGGGTAAGAAGTTTTATCACTACACTTTAAAAAATAAAAACCTGATACGTGTTGATTCCAATGTATATGTGCAGAATGATGTCCTCCACCTTTTTTAGCAAACTCTTGCACCCATAACTCACTAAACATAGTTGTGTATTCTGACATATCATAACCTTGGTGATCTAAATACTCCCAAGATTTTTGACCTACATAATTTCTAAAATCTAAAAAGTCATTATCTTGTGTTAAAGGTGTAGAGTGATATGATCTTCCAAAGTCACCGTGTTTTTTTATATATTCTTTTTCTCTTTTACGAGCATCACTAATATATTTATTACTTGCTTTGTTTAGTGATTTAACAAACTCTGGTTTTTCTTCGTTCCATATTACAGTTGGAAAATAATTATTTATAAACATTATCTAAAAGGCCTCCCTAAATGCCATACTACAAGACTATATCTTGTGCCTGATGTTACTGGTT